TGATTTTATGCTGTTGAAAGCGTTCACAATGGCATTCTTGAGATTATTGAAAATATTTGCTGCTGTGTTTTTCAAATTATTCCAGAGAGTACTCAGCCAAGATGATAGGCCGTTCCAAATATTGATTGTTACTGATTTTATAATGTTCCAAGCACTTTCCCATGTAGTCCTAAATGTATTACCTACATAGGACAAAATAGCCCCAAATACGCCTTTAATACCGTTCCAAATACTCGAAATAGCCGTCCCAACACCGCTGAATATTTGTTTGACACCATCCCATGCCCTGCGCCAATCACCAGTAAACACACCAATCAGAAAATCAATTAGCCCTTGGAATATCTGTCTAATTCCATTAACAACACCAGAAAATGCACTTATTAAGCTGCTTACAACATTAATTATTAGCATGACAGTATTCTTAATCATGTCGAACACATACTTAAATACTTCCACAATTGCCGGGCCAAATGTTTTTACCACCCAGTCCACAATTGGCTTCATTCCGTCCCATAAATCTGCCATCAACAACACTACCTGTTTCACGAATTCTTTCCATTTATCCCACAATGGTTTAAGACCATTGTTCCAAATATCAAGCAGCATATCTATAAATGCTTGAAATATCGGTTTTAAAATGCTATTCCATATATTTTTTAAAGTGTCCTTTATGCCATTCCATGCTTGTATTACTTTTTGTCGGAATTCTTCATTTGTCTGCCACAAATCCACAATAGCAGCTACCACTAAACCGATAAGTGCAGAAACACCTAATAATGGAGCATTAAGGCCTTTTAATGCTGCTACAATAGCTCCTTTAGCTTTTGCGGCAAGGGCTACAACTTTATCCCAATGTTTGCCAATAAGATACGTTCCGATAGCGGAGCCAATCCCGGCAAGCGAGGTAATGATGTCTTTTTTGTGGTTTTTGATAGTGGATGCTATCCGCTTAAACGCTTTTTTGATATCATTGGCCATCTTTTGTATTTTCTCAGATACTTCTACCGTTGCACTTGCAAAACCACCTGTGTCTAAAGTCGGAGTGCTGATAGTACCTATGCCGCCACCAGCTGCTCCGCCACCTCCGGCATCGGCTTGAGCTTGCTTTGATAGCTGGTTGATTTCATCAAATCCTGCTAGTGCCCCTTTTGCTTCTTTCGCAGCCTTTTTCGCTGCTTTACCGGTTCCTGCGGTGGCTGCACCCAAATTCTCCATAGCGCTTGCCTGACTTTGTATGGCTGTCGCTTGTGCTTGTGCCTGCTTTGGCGCACCAAACAGCGCCGTTGTAAACTGTGCAATCAAATTAACCACACGGCCTATAGCATTGGCCATGGTCGTTAAGGCAGGTAATACAGCATTGTATATCGGCAGGAAGGCCTGACCTAGAAATAGCTGAATATTTTTCAAGCTAGCCACAAACTGGGCCTGTCTTGTTTGAGTAGTATCGGCAAGAGTATCTCCATATCTTTTGTATGTCTGTTCTAGTATGGCTGCCAACCTAATTTGCTGTTGTGTCCTAAAATCTAGCTGTGCCCAAGACTTATCGCCCGCCAGTCTGCGGAAGGCTTCTGTAGATTGCAATACCGATATATTGGTATAAACGCCTAAATCTTCAATAGCTTCTGTAGAGCCCAACATACCGGACCTTATCCTGTTGGCCACATCTTCATAAGTCCTTCCAGTCCTGCTTGCGATAATTGCGGCAGCTTTCATTAATTCTTGGGTTTGTTCGGCAGTTTCTTTGGCGCTGGAGGTGAAGCTGCTTAGCAAGTTAGAAAATATAGAACCGTAATTATAAGCATCAGCCTTGGCCATGCCTAAGGACTTGCTCTGTGTCTCCACCCAATCCTGAAAAGCTTTTGCAGCTTGGCCCATGTTATGATTTATGTTTTCAATTGCCGTTTCCACACCCATAGCCATTTTCATGCTATCCTTGATTAGCTTTCCTATGGCCAAGGACCCAAGGACAACGCCAATTGTTTTCATAGTCCTACTGATACTGCTTTTGAACGTTTCTAGCTGCTTCTGCGTTTTATCAATTTCTCTTTTTATACCAGAGAAATCGGCACCACCACGAACGATAAAATTACTCTTCGCCAAGCGTCTTCACCTCCCCGCCAAGTATCCTGTTGAGTACTTGCACTTGCTTGAACATTTGCTCGTCTGTCATGACTTTTTTCTCCTTATCTATGCTGTCTAAAATTTCCTTTAATGGTCGTGGCTGCTGATGTCGCTTACCCAGCCACTGAATGGTCCACATAGCATTTAGATATGCAAGCGTTATATTATCTTTCGCTTCAAGTTCTTTACGCCTGCGGTAACTTTTTGCAACTATGTTTAGTTCATAAGGTGTTATCTTCCAAAATTCTGTTATCGGAATACCAATAAAGGTAGCGAGTTCGAGAGCTTTTTCTATGCTAAACTCTTCCCCCTCGCTACCTTCTACTTGTTTTTTTCGCCTTTCCTCTTGTCCCCTCCAAATGCGCTTTGAAAAGCTTCACTCATGGCTTGCAATACAGTTGTTATATCGGAATATTCATCTACAAGGTCCATAACTTTGTCGGGCGTTAAGTCTTTATCCTCATGAACTAATCCTGCCCAAATCATCACTGCTGCATCTTCCATTGTTAAGTTTTCTAGATCTATTTTTGATATTGGTTTTTTGAGCTGCTTTTCAATTAAACTGATGGCCTTCATCCCATATCTGAAGTTTCTCACTTTGTCAAGTTTTATTGGATAATAACTCATTATTGTCCCTCCTCGTAAAAAATAATAAGGCTAGATTAAATCTAGCCTTATGTTCCCGTGCCCACAGTCAACGTGGGTTTCCCCGATACCTTAATAGTTGCTGAGAAGGACAACGGGTCTTCCAAATCTGCACTGGTGCTAAAGCCAGTTACCACGCCTTTAAATTGCCAGCTACCCATATTGTTAGGGAATAAAATGGTAAATTGCTCCTCTTCGCCGCTTTCAAATAAGTCATACAATTCTTTTTGCCCCTTCCCTGTTTCAAGTTCTAAATACCCTTCCAATGATACTTCTCCTGAATCCTTAAAGCCAGCTATAAACTTACGATATCCGCCCTCTGATTCCAAGGTTGTTACATCTATGGTATCGGCGCTTAGATCCAGTCCACTGATAGAAGTCAACCCCGCTACTGTTACCGGGTTGACTGTGCCTATTTGTAATTTTGTTCCCAAGGCTCTCTTGGCCATATTACTCTACCTCCTCAAAATAAATTGTAAAATCTATAATCCCTCGATTGACTTTTAATGCATGCTCATATTGCTCGGTAACATTGTTGATTGTCACGTCCTCGATGTAATAATTTTCTAACTGTGTCTGCGGCAAGGATTCTAGCAGCTTCTCAACCTTTTCTCTGAGTGCAACCATTTCTCCATACTTTGTGGCCATGATTGAAAACATATAGCTCAAATATTCTTTCCCTGTTGGTCCTTCAAGAGTTTTTAATTTTGTAGTGCTAATTCTGGCGTAAACTAGATATGGTTTTGTGTGTCCTTCTGGTGCATTAGTCGGATATATTTCGCCTGCGAGTTCTGGGATGTTCTCTTCTATGAAACGCCTTAGGGCTGTTATCATAAAATCTCACCTTCTCACTTTAAGCCCGCTTTGGCTATCTCGGCATCTATACGTTTTTTCATCTCAGAAACTATTGTTTTTTCTATCTTTTGTACATTATCTGTTAGTGCGTTGTGAATAAACCTGAAGCCTGGAATATATCTACCATTACGTGCAAAATAGCCATACTCTTGTGAAACTGGATAATATGCAATCGACCGTGCGTTTGGGCTGCCGGACTCACCAGGATTTTTAACCGGTTTTTGAAAGATATCGTTCATTGCTCTGTCGAATACAATTCTGTATACTTTTTTGCCTTTTTCTTTTGCCTTTTCACCGATCATGATAATGCCTCGTTTAAGAGCACCGGTATCATATGGCGCTGTGGCACGTGCCTGTTTTAATGCGATACTCATCGCTTTGCGGGCCGAACTAGTTACATGTTTTTGTGGTACTTTGCCCAACCGTTTGAGGCTTTTTTGTAATTCCGCCATACCTTCTACCTTAAAACGTACTCTCATCATTCGTTCACCAGCCTACAATAGCACAGCAACTCTCTATTAAGACCCTTCACATTAACCACCGACAATATTTCGTATATATCATTGCCGTGCCTTATTCTCATATCGTTAGTAATACCATCTATATATCGCATGTTGAATTTGACTTCGACTTTTGTATCGGTGGTTAATGCCGCAAAGAATTCGTTGCCAAGTAACGGTTCCATACTGGCCCATATCCCCGTTTTGCCCTCGACCGGTTCCCATGTGTCGATAGGTTCCCCGTATTCATCCCGACCTTTCGCGCGGCGGAGAAAATCTATTTTGTGCCGGTAGTCCCTCATGATTCATCACCTGTTGTGTATTCGGTTGATAATGTCAGGTGATGCTTGAGGCTAAGATAAGCCTGTTCAAACCTTTCCGCTACTTTTGTGTCATCATACCCAAAATGCGCTTTGCAGTAAACAATTATGGCCCGCTTTATGAGCGGGTCCGTATCCATAATTTTGTCTTTGTGAACACCAGATAATATTAAATCGGCTTTTGCTGCTTCAATTAAATCCTGGATTTCTATATCAAAATCTGGACCGCTTACCCTTAATGCCTGCTTTACATCATCAAGCAGCATCAAATCACCACCTTAAAAAGCAAGTGCAGGAGGGATATTCCTCCTGCACTTTTTATTTTGCTATCAAGTCGTTGCTTTGAGTTTAATCAACACAACGCCGTTCGGGTCGGCTAACTTACCGTCGGCAATCATTGTGGCCTTGCTGATCCATTCATCAGTATTCTCATCGAAATATCTGCGATAGGTAATTGCCATGTTGCTGTTCACCATGTAGTCCTGCAACCTTACTAGAATAGCAACCACATCACCAGGTGCAGCAGTATCAATCGACGGCAGCAGGTCTTCAACAGGTATTACTTCACGTCCAAGGAAACGTTCCTGGATAGTGCCATCAAGATTGTAGGTTACACGTGCCACAGGCTGGCCGATAGCATCAACCATACCAACGATATGAGTATTCCAGTCAGCATCGTTCATAATAAGGACTACCCCATTGCGGTAAGCTCTTGGCACCTTGCCCATCAAAGTTGCCCATGTCTTATACTTGCTGAAGTCTGCAGCAGTAACCTCGACTATCTGAGCAACTTGGATGCCCGGGTCATTGATAATACCCAGAGGTTCGCCAGTGCCAGTACCGGAGATAATAGCTTGTTCAAGTGCTTTAACCATTGCTTCTGCTATATTATCCGCAACTGTAGTCTCAAATACAGGCATTGCAACGGTACCTGCTACCAGCTCAACAGCAACCCTGCACTGCAGCTTGTGATAGCTAAAGCTGATGGTGCCAGTAACCGATTTTTTCTGTTTCTCGGCCATTGTTCCGGCAGCCACCCATGTTGCAACAGGTTTTGCGTTGCTTACAGGTATCTGGACACCACCCTGCACAGAGGTCTTGGTTACCCGCCTCCAGATGTCACCATAAGCCTGCATTCTCTCGACGATTCTGTCGAGTATTGTGGTTGGGATAACTGCACCGATATCAGATAGCCCGGTGGTCGCATCGGCGCGGAATTCAAGAACATCAGACCTTACACCACGAGTTACATAGTCCATAAACGCTTTGCGGTATTCAATGGTGGAATACTTGTCTTCGACCCTCTCTTCGGGTTCTTCTGCAGTCGTCGCTATGGTTCTGGCCTGTACAACTCCTGCCTGAATGCCCTGTGCTATGCTCTTTCTGCGCTCAAGCTCCTGTTTCTCGGCCTCCAGTTCTTTCAGCTCTTTCTCTAAAGCATCTAAATCAAGGTTGGCATTATCACTTTCTAAAATTTTGCGGATCTCCAACTTTCTAGCTTCTATTTCTTGTAACCTCTTCTCGATATTCATGCTTATCCTCCTCCTTGAAATTGTTGATTGTTAAAAAGTGTATGTTAGCAAGTACAACCTCCTACGCTTTTCAGCGCTCTCCAGCGCCTTCCAAGAACTCTCCAGCTCTTGGAACGTTCGCGCGTAAATAGAGGTTGTATCATAAGCAGGCAAGTCAACAGCACTTACATCATAAATCTTCTCAATGTCCAGTATTGTACGTGTACGAGTTTCTTTATCGTACTTGTCTTTCCTCACAGTAAAAGCAAAGGACATCTTGTCGATGTCCCCTCTCTTGATAAGTTCATACAAATCTCTGCCTGCCGTTGTATTGGCTAACTTTGCTCTAATCTTTAAACCCTTCTCATCTTTAATGAGCTGCAAGGTTTTATTTCTTGTTCTGGCCATAATCATGATGTTGTCGCTGTGGTTGTATTTGAGCGGCACATCACTCATGTCTGTGTTGTCCAAGGCTGTTGGGGCTATAATCTCTCTATATTCTACATCGTTGAGCCTGAATATAGCTGGCTCGTTAAAACGTATAGCATATCCTTCCACAATCATCTCTGCAGTCTCTTCAACAGGTTCAACCACAGCCGATACATCCAACATCCTTATTTCACGTGGCCTGATAAAGGATTTAAGCTCTGCTGGTTCTACATCTGCATCCCTCAAATGGGCCGCCAAATGTCTCCACACTCCTTCTCTGTCATTTTCGGGGATATCTGCTCCTCCTCGTGCGCCATTTAAAACAGCTATCCCTGCTATGCATCCCCTTATATTTGCAGGGCCTGGATTGCCATCCTCGTCCACTTCATGATGTGGGAATTTATAAGCTGATTTTGTTTCAAGGTTAGCATCTGGGTCATACCATGCATACATCTTAAAGTAGTAACTTTTATTTTCGTCTGTGCGCAGACGTTTTTCATTTTTACTAGCGTCCCAAGGCTTATCCACCGTATCAGTGTGATGTACTGGCACAGCCGGCATTTATTCTTCACCTCCCTGATTTTGCTCTTCGCCCAGCTGGTACACATCCTGCAACTGGGCATTTACATAATTCAAACTGACAAGGCGCTTGTCCCCATCTTCTACAGGTGGCAAATTCAATATCTCTCTTGCTTCATTAATGGTTAACACGCCCAGTGGCATTAATGTCGATATCATATTGGTTTTTGTGTTGTTGCTGGCATACTGCAGCCTGTTGCTTTCAAAGATAATTTCGTTACCAAAGCCTAATTCCCGCTCCGTAAACAATTTGCTTGTAAACTCCAGGCTCATTTGAATCGCAATTGGCTCAATTGTGCTTTCATAAAATGCATTCCATTCATCCTCATCATAGTTGCCCATTACAATGTTCTCGTTAACGCCAAAATACCGATATACAGCATCACGCAATTCCTTCATCTGTGCAGCATTGATAATTTTCGGCTCATTGTTTAATGGAATATACTCCGCTACTTTGCCATCTAACGCCGCAATACCGCCTGTGTTTTGTACAGTTAGATATTCCTGCACAAATCGATCCCGATTAGCTTTTATGTCTTCTTCTTTCAACATGCCTTGATACCTGATTATGCCTCGCAAATAAGCGCTAGTTTTTATCGCCTGTGCAATCCCCTCATTAGCTGTGTGTATAGCCGATAGTACCGAATTGATTGGCTTCTTTATATCACCAAGCAAGTCGTTATCATAAAAATGCCTGCGCAGATGTATTACCTCCGAATATGGCAACACTACATTACCGCCATCGGCAAAATAAAACTTGACGTATATTGTTTGGCTTGCGTCCTCCACAAACTCGGCCATCACACAATTAATGGGCCATATCGCTACTAAAGTCGTCCCCTCCCACACTGGATAAGCGAATGCGTTGTTATCTATGAGAAGCGTCGTGACCATTTTGTATAAAAAATCGTATGCGTTCATGTTGGGATTGGGCCTAACAGCAAGCACTTTTTCTATGTTCCCGCCCACATGCTCTACTGTATCCCCTACACGCCTGATGTGTTTTGCCCGCAATTTTGCAGCATTCCTGGCGATTGCATCTACCGCACTACGCACCGCATCCGCTTCGTATGGTCTATCCGCCCACGGCGTGAATATTGGTGTATATCCTGATAACATTCTGAGCTGTGTGAATACTGAATCCCTGCGCTTAAGCCGCCCAAATATCTTTTCGAACAAACTGCGCTTTTCTGGCACTTTATCACCGCCTTCTAAATCATGGCTTGATAATCCTGCATGTTGTTAAACAACACCGTATAAGCAATCAATAAAGAAACAGCGCCGTCTATGCGCTGCCTCTTGTTTTGCCCCTTCACAGGTCTTATGTTGTCATTTTCATCGCGCTTGACTTGTACATTCGTCAAACACCACTTCAAAATTGGGTTATTCCCATAGTTGATTTTGTGTGCTTTCAGGTCCGCCTCGAGCTCTTTCATTGGCTGCGATAAGGTTTTGTAACCCTGCCGTACTTCCACCATCGTAAAGCCGTATTCCTCCATCTCTTTTATCCAATATTGCGCGTTCCACGGGTCGTACCCTATCCAGAGTGGATGTATATCATACTCGTTCAGCATCTTCAAAAACCATTCCGTTACCATGTGGTAATCAATTTTGTTACCCGGTGTGACTGTTAATAAGCCTCTGTCTCGCCATTTATCGTAAGGGATTTTATCTTCTATGACCCGTTGTTCAAGCCCCTCCTCCGGCAAAAAATATTGTTGTATGCAGTATTTCTTGTCACTGCCAGGCTTCATAATAAGCAATGTTGCACAGGTCAGGTCTGTTGTGCTTGATAAATCAACACCGCCTACCGCATAACTGCCTTTTAGCTCCTCCATATCAAATGTTTCCGTATTGTTAATTTCCTCGAACGTGAGCCAACTACCTGATGTTGTTTCCCGTATATTGAAGTCCTTTGTTAATAAGCCCGGTAGGTCCTTTGGATTTGCCTTTGCTCGCTCGACCTTTTCTACCAAATCCTCTAACTTCTTGATGGTGCCCAAGCCTGGATTGGCTTTTTGCCACATCCGCCAATCCGTCCATTCGTCCCGACTATCAAGCTCATATAGTACCGGTAAAAATCTATCATCCTCGATTATGCCGTCCACAACCTTGCAGGCATAATCGTACATGTCATCGTAAATGCACTCTCTGATAGTGCCTGCCGTTGTTATCATCACCAGTAACGGTTGACGCCTTGCTGACATTGACTGTTTCATTACCTCGTACAAATTGCGATCTTTAATGGCGTGAAGTTCATCGATGATAACACAATGGCTGTTTAAACCATCCAAACTGTTACTATCCGATGCTAACGGCTCAAATTTTGAGAATGTAAGCGGCATGTATAAATCCGTCTTACGCTTTTTAAGATGCTTCGATAATGCTGGCGACTGTCTGACCATATTTACCGCTTCAGTGAATACAATTCGAGCTTGGTCTTTTTTAGTGTTATGTGTTGCTATCAAAGTTTTACCTACCAAAAACAGGTGTGATGGACTATCCACTTCTATGCATCTTGCTGGCACTGGCTCAACTTCTTGTATATCAACAATCCATCTATACATGGTTTTGTAGTTTTGTTGTGGCCTCTGTCTTTCCCTTTTGCGTGGCAAGTTAAAAACATAATTGTCGCCATAAGCTTTGAAGCTTACTATCCATACTGTACCTTCATTTGTAGTTGGCGCACTGCGCAGGTGTGCTTTAAAACCAAGGCCCAACACAAGCTCATAAACATCTTCTGCCAATCTTTTATTGACACTTGAAAAACGACATTCACCTGATTTGGTTATAGTACCGTCTGTATCCATTAAACCCCTTAATAAGTCCATACGCTGGCTAACACTTGCCCGTTTGTATATGTCAGGTATATGTTTGTTATCAAGTAATCCCATCTGCCGTAATTGTGTTCGTATACCTAAAATAGTACCATGTGTCAAATTTTCTTTTTCTGAATAATGCTGCGAGAATGCATATCCTCTATTTTCAAATTCTTTCAAATAATACTCAATGTCGCCGTTCCCCCCTACAATAGCTCCTCTATTGCTACGTCCATCACCCAACCACACACCAAGCACGTAAGGGTCAATTGGCAACTCTTTTTCACTGTATTGCAAAGGCTCTGCCACCTTTATTCTGTATCTTGGCCTTCCTCCATAATATAGCTTTTTTGCTATTTTCTCTGTCGGTATTGTAACAGCCCTGTATTCCTGCGAAGCTCCCTTGTGTGGTGTGTAACGTTCTTCAACTGTCCACAAATGGTTATCTGTAGCTATTATTTCGCTCCCGTCGTCAAAAATTAGCTGGTAGGTTTTTCTTTTAACAATCGGTGACAAATAGGTGACTGTTACCTGTTCTCCTGTTTCGTTAAAAACTTTGTCGCCAACTTTTATTTCTCCAAGTTTCTTCCAACCTTCAGCAGTAGGTACAAGAGTATCAAGCGCTAAAGGCGCCACACTGTACACTTCTGCACCGCCTTCACCATCAGCCATGAGCATATATAACGCTATTCCAGACAAAAGAGTGCTTTTCCCGTTCTTCCTGGCCACTAAAAAAAGCGTTTCTTTGAAACGCCTAAATCCTGTTTCTCTGTGCACAAAACCAAATAGCGCTGAAATATATGCTTTTTGAAATAACTGCAATTGTATCGGCTGGCCTATCCATTCGCCTTTTGATTGCTTGCAGAATCGTTCAATAAATTCAATAGGACGATTAGCTTTCTCTTCATCGAATACCCAATCGCCTTTAGGATTGATTATCTCATCTACAAGCCGCTTATAAATCTTGTACACTTTCTGCCCTACAACTACATTACCATTCTCGATTTCCTCCCAATATTTGAGTATCCAGTTCATACATCATCACTTCGCCTTCTTGATAAAAGCCAGTAATTCATCCTCTGCTGTTTTCTTCTCCTCTACCGGCATCAGCTCTAAAAGCTGCTTTATCACACTCGAATAGTTCTTTATCATCGAATTGTAAACCTTGCTGGCCGGATGCTCGCGTAACATCTTCTGCTTGCCTTGCTCAAACATTTCTACAGGCCCTTCGGTATTCATTATCTCCTGTAATTCCATGAGTGTAGCATACATAAAAGCAGCCTGTTCTTTCAGTCCCTTGATTATCTTCTGTTTATTTTCAGGTATGTTTTGAAAAAACTTATTAAGTTTCCGTAATTCCGCCTTTATTAGTTTATCTTTTTGTTTTTTATCCAATTTTTACCACCACCTTGTTGCCCATTGACCCCCCTCGTGCGCGCGTACAGGTCGGGGTTTTCGGAGGTGCGGCACGTGGTATCCACGGCGCCACCGCCCACCCGAGATAGGGGGGGTAAGTTATCCACAGCTCCCGCAAAGTTATCCACAGCCATCACATATCCTTTCCCATAAACAATTTTTTCTTTCTCTCTTATCGCACATCACGCTCGCCTCACCAAATCCCCATTCTCATCAAACATCACATCTTCCCGCACCGCGCTGTATTTCTTGTTATGTTCGAGCGAATGGCAAGTCTCACATAATGCTTCCAAGTTTTCGAAGCTTAAGGTTATGTTCGGATCGTTGATATTCTCTGGCGTCAGGTATATCTTGTGGTGCGCTACCGTTGCTGGACCGCCGCATCGCTCGCAAATAAAAAACTTACTTTGTAAAAAAGCAAGTCTGCATTTCTCCCACGCTTTGCTATTGTAAAATACTCTTGCCCATTCCTGTGCCATGTTTATCACCAAACAAAACACCCATCATTTTTGATGCGAAAAATCTTTAGCCCGACGGGGGTGACCGGCTAAAATAAAGAGCTCTAGCAAACGCTAGAGCGCAATTTCTATTGTACCAGTTTAATTATAACACTTTTTAAAATGCCTTTCAAGTACAGTACATTTCGCAATGTATTTTTTACCAATTTTCTTTCACAAACTTTCTAATCTCATCATAAGTTATTAGTCCACTTGCTGCTGCTAATAATACACCTTCCAACAATACAGTATCTTTCATCTCTTTATACTGACTCCTGTACTGCAAACCTAATTGTTTCTGTACATGATTGTCCGCTAATTCGTCAAAATAGCGTTTCTGAATAAGTACAGCATACTTTGTCTTATTTTTCTCATCTATGTACTTCATATCTGCTACAACATCTCTCACAATCTTAAGCCATTGTTGTTTTTCCGTTAGTTCTTCATCCATTGCAATTTTAATCGCTTTTAATTCAGTAGGGTTACTGTTATGGCTTACACCTCCACCCCCTGCTTCTATATACTTTGCCGGTGAAGAATGTATTATATCGTCTATTCTCTTTTTTACCACAAACAAGACTTGGTAGTAGTTAAAAAAGTAATACTCAAGCACATTTCTTTTGGGTAGTTTCTTCACTATTTCACCCCCTTTACAGCAGCTTCTAATTCTTTGTTCTGTTTCTCTCTCAATTTACTTTTCCATTTGTTTATTTCTTTGTTGTACTTTACTACTACATAATCCCACGTTATTACTCTTGTCTTTGCATATTGTTTCATATCTTCGTACATCTTTATCATATCTTCTATTCTGTCAACATATCCTACACAACCTTCACCAATGAATTCTTTATATGCTATACACCTCCCATTTTCGTTTTTCAAACACTTTTGGCATTTTTCAGGAATTGCTGTCATATCTCCACCTCCATGATAATATACCATCTACATTACTTGCTCCTAACGTATCAAATTCTTTATCAAAAAACGTTACAAATCTAGCTTTATCCCATCCAACAATAGGAGCATATTTATCATAAACACTATGATATGGAACATCAAAAGCAAATATATAAGCCCATACATCTTTCCAGCTCCAATCTTGCAACGGCCATATTTCCTTTATCTTCGTCAAACTTTTTTGCGCTTCTATACGCAATTTTCTCGATATAGACTCTTCTTTTCGTATACCAACAAAACAGCCATCATAGCCTTGCTTCAATAATTCTGGTACTACCCTACCAAAAAACTCTTTGTACCAAATTCCCGTATCTTCTCTTGATTTATATTTATCCGAAGTGTCAATGTAAATATTTTTAGCTCCTATTTTTCTCATGTTTTCTATTATTTCTTTTTCGTAAGCTCTAGGCATAAGATACGGTCCATAATCCCAATGGAATACAAGTATATTAGGGTCATGATGTAGCACAAGATGTAATAATGCAGTAGAATCTTTACCACCGCTGTAAGCAACATACATCTTTTTATGTCTTTTTAATGCTTGCAAAATCATTTTATTAGCCTCAGCTAATCTCTGTTGAAACTCCTCACTCTGAGCCCATTTTTTTAGTACTTCCTTAATATTCATTTTTTAGTTTACACCTCGCTCCCGGTGGTACGCACAGTACCACATTTCTTGGACTCCAATATGGCGCTTTGTATGGCAGATATGCAGCGTCGTCGTATTCTTCGCACATCTCGATTGGAATTGGGCGCATTGCAACGCCCTCCGCAATTAAAGAGTAATCCTCCTTTACTTCTTCAAAAACTACGTCCCTTACCATACCAAAGCCTATGCGGATATCATTGCCCAACCCGACCAAATACTGCTCTATAAACCGCTTTATTAAATCCATATCACCATTCACATAATATATTACTTCCTTGCATGGGATGTATGGCTGTTTCATAGCATACATGCGGAAATGTCCACTGCCCACTCGGATTTTTTTATTCTTGAGATGTTCACTCCAGCGTTCCTCAAATCGTTTGTAAATCTGTGTTACTCGGATTGAGTATGGGATAAATTGACTCACGCTGGCATGATAAATATCGCCCGTCTTCAGGATTGGTAGCAACCGTCTGTTGTGTGGCAGATACGGTGATAAATCCAGTTTCTTCGGTGTGATAAAGAAGTCTTCACCAAATGCATCCAGCAACATCAAATGTGCAATTAGACCATCAAAGCTAATCCACGGTGTGGTAACGCATACTGGTGAGCCCATTTTGAATGTCACTTTGAAAGGCCGGAAGTGGCTCCACCGAATTGGCGGAGCCTTCTCGGCCAAATTTGCAAAATACTTAACCTCTTCTAGAATACCGCTCATAGCCTCTCCTCCAATTCTTTGAGCAATTTTATGATTTCGTCTTTTTTCTCCTGCACAAATTCGAGATACAGGCTGGCATCTGGCTTGTTCTTGTAGTTCAACATGACCTTGCCATCACCGCTGGAGCTCCTGCCTCCCACATATGGCATAGCTTCAAACAGGTCTAATACTCGGCCAAAGGCGCTAAGCTGAAGTTGGTCTGGTAGTTGCAGCACAAAGCGGTGGAAAAACTTCGTACCGGGTACAAAGCATTCATAATCTACCTTCATTTGCACCGCCTGCTCGTCTTCTTGGCGCTCTTCACGCAAATCATCCCGCCTTGTTATAAAGCTTTGGTCGGTAAATGTGCGTATTGGTCGCTCTGCACGTGGGTCCTTTTGGTACTCCTCTGGCAAATACGGTTTGTACTCATCACATATTGGCCACATATGTTCTACAATCAAATTACCCTGTATCATCTGATTGCCCAGTGCACAACCGAATATGGCCACGGGTGGCATAAGTTCTCGCACTTTCTTTCGGAATGCCAGGTCGATTACGCCTGTGGTGTCGCTTGTACTTTCCAGTACACCTCCCGAAAATAGCGCATGATGCAGTTTCGTGTTGGTAATTTCGTACTCCAGCATATCGAGAAAATCTTTGATAGCCAGTCTGCGCAGTTTGCCTCTAATTCCATTGCCTGAAAGATACGGAATTGGCACCTCGCCTATGCCGTCCACATACACCATGATTGTCCGCAATACCGGTGTTGACCCTGTCTTTTCGTCACCTCCATGAAAAATCGGTGTTAAAGCTGTAATGGTACCCTCGACTTCATAAAATCGCTTATTCATCTTTCAATTCCTCCTCCACTAAATTATCAAAAATTGTTATTTGGTTTTTATTCTTGCGTCTCTCCTTGGCCCGCATAATTGCCATCATAGATATCGGTATATGCTCCATGTACATCTTGTTCAGGACAGTTCTCTCGTATGGCCGGAGCTCTTGAGTAAGCTGTATTGCCTCTGCTGGTAACGATTGTAGCCCAAAGTAATTAGCCAACTTTGAAACAGCCTCAAACAGCGTTGCTCGTCTACTGGCTGCCCTAACACGATGATTGAAAATATCGTGCGGATTCTTGCTGGTGTGCATCTTGCTCCAGTTTATGCTGTTGTACACCACTGCCAACAGCTCAACCGTTTTGTCTTCAATCTGCTTTTCTGTAAACATCCACCAACACCTCCCATAAGATATCACCCTTAAACTTGGTCAGCTCTCGCAGGAAATCACGATAGCCGCTTTCAATTGCCTTTTGCCATGTTTTCATTTTGAACTCGCACGTTGTAAGTTCCGTTTTGCTTATGCCCAACTCGACTGCCTTTGCAATAATATCCACATATACTTGTGCTTTCTCTCGTTCAAAAAGGATTGGTACATCGTACTTCTCGTGTGAAAAGAAGTATTTGTGCGGATTGTGTGCGACTCTGTGGATGCATGAAAGCCATGTTTGTTTTTGTCCGGTTTTGGCAATGTGGATAAAGAACGGTGGCTCTGGTGGGCTGAACAGGATTTGCTGCGCTTCGTCGTTTTTGAATGTTCGAAATTCCTGCGGTGATGCTACCCATGATTTTCTGCGGAACGTCTGGTCGCTAAAAAGGTATGCGCACTCTGGGCACATACAATTTCCCGCAAAGAAGTAGCTCCAGCCCGTAAAATTGTCCGATACACATTCCTTTAATGAGACTCCTTTGTCTGTATACCTCCCACATACAACACATGTACCATCGATATTTCCTGTCGGTGGAGCTCCTTTTGTTGCTTTTAGCAAAAGTTCTCCTAAAGTACTAACCATTTATACTCACCTCCTTTCTTCTAGCCATATTCCGCTTTCCCACTCTCTATAGAGTTCTATCCAGTCTTCTAATCTCATCACTACTAGCCAGCTCTCTCTATTTTTCCGCCAAAACACAGCCGGTTTTTCGTCTTCTTTTGCATCCCTTATAGCTTGTCTCATTGCCTCATAAACATTTAAGCGCTCTACTCTTTTGCACTCTATGTGAATGTGCGGTAGTCCAACCACGTCTTTTCCTTCTATACCGCTATATTGCTGACCTCTTCTTGTGTTGTATCCATACTCTTGCAAAATCTTCGCAAGCTCTAATTCGCCACGCTTGCCTTTACGCTTACTGTTCATTTTGCTAAAACACCTCTTTTCTTTTTGTTTGTTTTAGACGTATAAAACTATTACCTGATGTTTTAAAAACGATTGTAGGGCAAATATGAGCTTCTGAAGGGCATTTATTAGCA